GCCGCCGGCGGGCACACCGCCAGCTGCACATTCGGCAGCGCCGCTTTCGCCCATGTCACATAGTCAGCGTAGTCGCCCGCCGCCGGCTCATCCTGGATTTCCTGGATGATATCCCCGCGCCACGCCGGCACGCCCTGAATATCAGCACCACCGGTCAGCCCGTTACTGTCCACCGTGGCAACCGTGTTGAGGTTCAGCCCCGCCGGCGAGACAATCGTCAGCGGCGCCCCGGCCACCAAATTGCCCGCAACTCCAGCAATAACCGCCTGCACCGGCACACTGGCGGTGAGCGAGGTGCCGATCGTCACCTCTGCCGTGGTGACATAAATAGCCTGTGAGGCGGCGCTAAGCTGCAAGCCAGAGGGGATTACCGTGGTGTTGCCCCCGGTAAAAACCGCATTGCCGCCCGCGAAACTCGGCTGCACCTGCGGCACATCCCACATCGTGCCAAAGCGCGGCAGATTGTCCTGCGCGGTGTCGGGCATCGTCTCATCCGCCACGTTCTGCAGCTGCACATATAAATCCTGCATCGCCATTTCCACGATGCGGGTGTTCGCGGTCGCCACCGTGTTCGGGCTGCGCGCATCGATGCCGGGCAGCAGCTCCTCGTAAATCGCCGCGGCGCGGCCGGAGATCACACCAGGGGCTGGAACAGGAACTGGCATCAGCAGGCACCCATCACGCGGCCAACGCGCGCGAAAGTGAGAGCGAAGCTTTGCCGCAACGCGCCAGAATACCGAGCACGCCGGGCTTCACCCAGCGCACGGTAATCTGCACCGCCAGGTTCCGCTCGGTCTCCAGCCAGATCAGCGCCTCGGCGAAATAGACCTCGGCCGAGCGCCGCGTCTCCTCGGTCGCCTTTGCCCGCCGCAGCAGCCAGAAGCGCGAGCCGGTCAACCGGCCGAGTGCATCCAGAAAATCCCCGCACCAGCCGCGCCGCGCGATAAACGTGCTGGGCGCGGTGTAGTCGGGCACCGTGTCGGGCAGCACATCATCATTCGCCGCGCGCCGTTCCGCCAAAATCGAAAACAGCATGGCGCTCCCCGGCGTGTAGTCGAGCGCGAAATCCCGGCCATTAAAAACCAGGTCGCAGCAGCGCTTCACCGGATCATATTGCAGGGCCACATCCATGCCCGGACTATCGCGCGCGCGCGAAGTGTTGCCTGCAACCCGGCGGTGGCAGAAGCGCCGGGCGGAATTGCATCGTTACTTAAAAATACCACGTCCCGGCGTTATAGATCGCGTCATAAGTCGTCGACCCACTCACTGATGCCCCAGAAACGGCAACATTTAAAGTCGACCCGTTACCGGACAAGGTGAGCGACGTGATGGCTTTTTGTATCTTGATTCTTAATATCGGGTTGGGATTACTCACCACGGGATTTGCGGGCAAATTGATCGTCAATGCCGCCAACGTCCCTGATGGGTTGACTACGTATGTGGAGCAGCCATTCGGCACCGTGATTGTTGAACCCGTTGTCGGCGCCACCACCACAACACTGCTATCCGAGAGCGGTCCTTCCGAGATTTGCGCCGCGCCGGTTGCCGCCTACGGGGTGGTCAATGTCCAATTATATAGTTTTACGTGGTAATTTGAGGTTGAATTGTTGGCCGTGCCTGCAAAGCCAATATGTGTAATCGATGCCAAATCTGCGGTAAGCGTTGTCGTGAAAACGGTAACAAAATCAAAACCATCTGAGGACGAGGAATACGTCAAATTAGTGCCGTTATTTACAATTTTTAGCCATGCTGGATTATACGAGGCACCCGCCCCACCAGTTCCGCTTGTGTAAGAGGTTGGACTTGAAAATCTGAAAATATAGAAAGTTGATTTTCCGTAGATGGAAAATACAAGTCCGGGGCCTGTCAAAGTATTGTGTAGAGATAGCCCTAAAAACTGGTTTCCACCCCCCTGGTCGGTAAACAGTTGCGCGATAATCGTCCACGTTGAGCCAGGGACAGGCAGCGTTAACGCCGTCAGACTCAGGGTGGTGTTCGTTATGCTCATTGTAAGCGGGCCGCCGGTGTTATCCGTGGCAGACGCGCCGACGCCGCTTTGGTTGCACCAGGTAAACGCTGACAGTGCAGGTCTGTTGTAGATCGAGCCGCCACCGCTTGACACCACGGTCAGTGCGCCCGCCGCGAGCGTCATCGTGACGTTTGACCCAGCAACCAGCGACGTGACCGCACTCCCGCCGTAGGTGACGCTAGAGCCGCCACCAGGCGCGGCCCAGGACAAATTGCCCGAGCCGTCCGTGGTCAGCACGTAGGTATTTGTTCCAGCCGTGGCGGGCAGCGTCATCGCCCAACTACCCGCCGCCGCGTTTGGTTTAATCGTCACCGCGCCGGACGTGGCGCCCGCCAGCACGAGGCTGCCTGTCTGCGTGCCCGTGACGCCGATAGTTAGCGCACCGCCGGAATAGGTGACGTTCGGGTTGCCGACCACAGTTGTACCGGTGGCGGAATACCACGCCAGTTGCCCAGCCGTGGAACTGGTGACTGTGCCGCCGCCCCCACTAGCCGGCGCGGCCCATGTCCCATCCCCGCGCCAGTACGTGGACGACGAAGCCCCGGTGCCCGAGCCAAGGTTCGCTACCGGCAGATTTCCTGTGACGCCGGTCGAGAGCGGGAGGCCAACCGCGTTGGTCAGCGTTCCTGATGTCGGCGTGCCCAGCGCGGGAGTTGCCAGTGTAGGTGACGTGGAGAGTACGTTCGCCCCCGTGCCCGTGCTGGTGGTGACGCCTGTGCCGCCCTCAGTGACTGCTAGGGCCGTCGTCAAGCCGGTGAGCGACGTGATGTCGCTATTCACCCCCGCGTGCGCTGGGGTGTATGTGAGCGCGCCGGTAACGTCGCCGCTGGTGAGCGTGATTGCCCCTGTGCGCGTGTTGAACGAGGTGACGCCGCCAACGCTCCCAGGAATGTTGATCGTCTCCGTCGCGCCGGTGCCGGAAATCGTCACCCCAGAGCCGGTGAAATTCAGCCCCGTCGCCAACGTATTCGTGACCGTGCCGCCGCTCTGGATCGTCATTGGCGCGGCAACCGCCGACACATGCAGCGTGCCGGTGGTGGTGAAAAACTCCGAACCCAGAGCAATGCTACCCGCCAGCGCCGTGGTCCCAACGGCCAGCGCCAGCACGCCCGCATTACTGATCGTCGGGTTGCTCGTGCCACTTAGGAGCAACCCCGTCCCGATGGCCGGGTTCCCAACGCCGGTCAGCGTCCCTTGGAAAAACTCAGGATTGGAGTTGATGATGATGTTTTCGCCGCTGAGGCCCAGGGTTATATTTGTCCCGGCTTGCACCGCATTGCCAGCACCAATCAGGGTGCCTCCTGCGGTCAGCGCGTTGACAGTCTGCACATCCGCCCATGGTGTCCCGCTGAAACTGATCGCATTATAGTGGCTGAGAACTTGAGCGGCGGTCAGGCCGTAATTATACATCGCCGCGCATTGATACAGCCCAGGGGCAAAATCATTGCCTGGATTACCGGCGTTCTGCCCGAACTCGATATTATTGGTGCCCGGCATATATGTACCGCTCGGCACGACCGAGCCGCACAAAACCCCGTTTTGATAAACCAATAAGTTGGTGCCGTCATAGACACCGACAATATGATAGAGCGTTCCCGCGACTAAAGTATTTGTCAGCGTGACGGAGGAAATTCCGCCGCTAAATCCGACGAGGAAGCGGTACGAGCCAAGAGCGTAACTTATGCCCTCAATCGTAAAGCCAAGCCCGTTGGTATCCGCCCGCGAGTTGCTGAAAATTCTCCCCGTGGCGGTGACATTAGACGGGATGTAGATGATCTCGATTGCCCACGCCCCGCCCACGCCGGCGGGCGGATCAACAACAGGCACACCTGCGTACCCGCTCGAAGCGATGCTCGCCGCTGCTGAGACCCCGTTCACATGCGACGCATTTCCCAAGGAATACGGAGCCGTGTAGCTGCCGTTAACAGGGCTGCTCCCCGTGTCTACCAGCACGCTCCCCGTGGTCTCGTTGAACAAATACTGATGGACAGCGCCGTCAGCGGCCTGTAGCGGCGCCAAGTATCTCCCGCCGTTCGACACATATACCCGGTCGATTACGGAGCCTGGGGAATCCTGCCGCTCGTAGATAACGCCGGGCGGCGCGTAGAAAGTCGGCACTCCGCTGCCGTAAGTGACAAGCGTTTGCCCCACCGCCAGGGTGCGCCCCGTGATCGCGGCTGTCACACCGTTCGACGCCTCGACATATTCAACAAAATTCGTCTCCAGCTCCAGCGTGGTGCCAGAGAACGAGAAATCTGGCCCGAGGCTAAATTCAGGCATCGCCGCCGCCGCCAAACTAGCCACGGCCGCGAGCGAGGAAGAGAGCGGCCCGCTTTCCGAAATACTTAAACTGCCAGCGGTCAGGTCAAAATCGCTGCTCAGCGAAATCATCCCCGTTGCGGAAATACTCCCTTGCGCCAGGGTAGCTCCGGCTCCGAACACATCCAGCGTCACGCCGTCTGGCCCACCGCTGAACGATGCCGAGCCCGCCAGCACCAGCGTATGCGCGCCGACATCGAACGTCCCCTGCTCAAAAATCAGCGCCGCCGCGCCCACCGGCGTGCCGTCAACATAAAATCCCTGCCCGGCATCAACCGTGCCGGTCATTGTAATCCCGCTCTTCATGCGCCAGTCCCCGAAATATTGCCGGTGACTTCGACGTTCCCATTCACCAAAGCGTCCCCGTTCACCGTCGTCCCAGCCGCCGCGTTAATCACGCAGCCCGCCGGCGCGTTGATCGTGCAAGTCTTGGTATGCACGTTAACCTGCTCGGCACCCCACACATCCACGATCCCGCCCTGCCGCACCGCCACGCGCGTCCCGTCTTGCGCATACATCACGGCCTCGCCGGGTTGCTGGCCGCCAAAGCGCCGTGATGGTGCGCCAATCGGCAGCGCCCGCAAATTCGCCGGGTCGGCCCCTATCGCCACCAGCATGCAGATCGCGCCGTGCAGCGGCGGCATGGAGGAAAAGCCAAACGGCATCATCACTTCCACATCGGCGCGCTCCACATTGTCGCCGGTGCGTACCGTCACTTTTTGCGCCTGGCCGGAATCGTCCACGGCAATCACCTGGCCAACATTCGCCAGGCCGCGCAGGTTGGAATAAAGCTCTTGCGTCATCAGCCGTTCCGTGTCGGGCCAAACGTGCGCGGCGCGCGCTTGAACAGCAGCCGGTCTTTCGCCGGCTCATCAATCCGGTCGAACGCCGTGCGTCCGGCCACCCGCAGCACGGTAAAAATCCCCGCCTCGCTCATGCGGTATTTCACGCCGCTGATCAGCATGTCGCGGTTGATATTTAAGTAAGCATCGCTCACCGCCACCACTTGGTTGGCCAGCCACAGCGCATTCGCGGCACCCGCCCGCCAGTCCTGCACCGTGTAGTTCAGCGTCTCGCCCATGCCGCGCGCCACCCGCAGCGCCCACTCCGCCTGCGCCTGGGCCGAGGCAGTGCCAGATTGCGTCGCCACGCCGCGCACATTCGGCCGGTAGCGCGTCACCTCGGGGTCGATCGCATGGCCGGTCATCACAATGGTGCTGGCCTCGGCCGTGTCGACGCCGTCATCAGGCGGGGCCACCGGGTCCGTGGTCGGGTCGGTGCCGGGCGTCATCGCGGCATCCTGGCCCGCACGCTGGCCGGCGGTGCTGGTCTGCCCCTTCACATAATAATCGCTGAATCGCTCGGTCCAGGAATTCGTATAATCGGTGGCCTGCACATTCCCCCCGCGCACCAGCGCCGCCGGCGCGCGCGTATTGCCGCCCACCGTCAGAATCAATCCGCTCACGCC